CGGATCTGCGCGCTGACGACTGGCTGCGCGGCCAGAGCGCGGCCGGTGGCACCGGCAGCGACTTCAAGATATCGGCCGACGAAGTGGCGCGCTACGTCGCCGGCGGCGCCCGCACCTTCGACGCCGGCCGCTACGGGATGCGACCAGGCCTGCCGCGCAGCGTGAACCGCACGGCGCTCAACAACTGCCTGGCAGCGGCCAGCGCGGCCGCCATCAGCTCCAATCCGGTTAACGTCGTCATCCCGCCCGGCGGCTACGACATGAATTCGGTCTATCTGGCCGGCAGCTACGTCACGCTGTTCATGGAAGGGGCGCGCCTCAACTGCGGCGCCAACACCGGCATCGAGCTCACCGGCGGCGACGGCCAGCGCAACCTTGAGTTCATCGGCGGCACCTTCACCAACTTTGGCTACGGTGCGCTCGGCGTCCGCGACGATGTCGATGTCGACAAGTACAACATCACGGTGGCGCGCTGCAAGTTCGTCGACAGCGTGCAGGCTGCGGGCTCCGTCATCGGCTTGCAGCTGAGCTGCCGGATGTTCAACGCCAAGATCATCGACAACCACATCGAAAACCTGGCGACGACGGACACGTCATCCGATCCGGAAGTCTACGGCATGATCATCGGTCGCAAGTACGACTCGATGACGGGCGGCCGCACTGGCGAGGTCGGCAGCTACGGCTTCGATGGCGTGAACTCGCTGACCCGCGAGGGCTGCAACGTGATCCGCGGCAACACGGTGCGCAAGCTCCGGTCGTCGTCGGACTTCATCAATATCGGCTGCACCGGCATTCTGGCCGACGGCTGGTTCTGCAACATCACCGACAACATCGTCGACGACATCCAGTTCGTGGGCGCCGGCTCCGCTCTGCCGCGCACCGTGGCGATCGGCTCGGGCGCCGGCATCTACAGCCGCGGCTACGGCCACGTCGTCGCGAACAACATCGTCGGTGACGTGACTTGGGCGCACATCGTCATCAAGGACGGGTCGAGCTCGACCAACTACGGGCCGTTCGGGTCGACCGAAGTCGCCGGCAATGTGCTGTTCGGCCGCGCCGGCTCGGCCGGCACCCAGGTCGTTTGCGAGTACGCGATTGCGCTCAACAACGGCCATGTCCACGTCCACGACAACTACCTGCGCGACATCGTCTCCAATGAGGCGAGCCCGAACCCCTACCTCATCCTGAATACGTCCTATCTGCCTGATGTCACCATCGCCCACAACATCATCGAGCGATGCTACGCCAACAACGTGATCGGCATCGGCGGCGCTAACCAGCGGGTGATCGACAACCAGATCCTCTACCCGCGTGGCCCGCGCACCGGCGCGTATGCCTATCGCGGCATCTACTACTACGGCGACAACGGGCAGCCCGCCAAGAGCTTGCAGATCGAGCGCAACGAGCAGGTCATCGACGAGGCGCTGTTCGCTGCCACCGGGCTGTGCCGCTTCGTGCACGTCGAGGGCCTGTCGCAGCCGCTGCGTGGCTTCGCCTGCCGCGACCAGAAGGCGCTCGGCTGGGGCGGTACGAACCAGTACGCCAGCATCATCCCGGCCGAGACCTGGATGCTCCAGCAAATCATCGTGGCTTCAGAAGGTCATTACGATTGGGATGTCACCGGCCTGCGCACCGATGTTGATTTCCGCGCCCAATTCACCAACCGGATCAGCTACACCGATATCGGGTTGACCGGCGCCGCCACCTACTACCCGATCAAACTGGCGTGGTCGAGCCTGTTTCCCGGCAGCCAGGTGCTGGACGCCGGCACGACCGGCACGCTGGCGCGGGACGAGTCCGGGCTGTGGATCGATAACAATGTATTCGGCGGCGCGCAAGCCTGGCAGCTGCCGCCGGCGGTACCGGGCTGCGAGTTCACGTTCTCACGCACCGGCGCGGGCGCGCTCACGGTCACGCCGAACGGCACGGACACCATCGCCTACGGCGCGGGTGGCGCGCTGATGACGCTCGACCAGATCGGCACGACGGTCACGCTGCATTGCACGCTCGCCGGCCAATGGATCGTCAGGTGCTCGGGTGGGTCATGGAGCATCCCGGCATCCTTCTCGGTGGCCGGCGCCGCGTGGACGGGCTTCTCAAGCGCGCCCGACACGACCTTCGCGTACCGCGTGACCGGCGGCCTGATCACGATCTACAACCCGACCAACGTGCTCACCGGCACGTCGAATTCGACGGCGCTGACACTGGTGGCGGGCAGCCTTCCGGCCGGCATCAGGCCGACAACGGCGCGCCGCATCATGGTGGGCATCATGCAGGACAACGGCGCTGCCGTGATGGCGAGCTGTCTCGTCAACACCGACGGCTCCGTGAGCTTTAACCCGCTCACCGATTCGACGACGCCGTTCATTGGCAACGGCAACTGGACGGCCAGCGGCACCAAGGGCTTTTACCAGCCGTTTTCGATCACCTACGCGCTTTAAGGAGCGACACCATGGGCGTCTTGGATTTTGCAGCACACCGCGGCTATGTCGCGGTCTCGGCGGCGGCTACCCAGCTGCCCGATCCGCTGGTCGCGGTCTATGTGTCGGTGGCCGGCACGATGACCTTCACCGACATCGCCGGGTCGAGCTTCACCGTCAACCTGGTGGCCGGTACCTACTTCTACGGGCCGTTCCGGGCGATTACGGCACTTGGCGGCGGCGCCGTGGTCATCGGCGTGCGCAGCCAGCGCAACGACGCCGTCGCGTAGGCCGCCATGCTCGGGCTTGGCGGCGTATCGACGGCGCCGGAGAATTGGCCTGCCCTGCAAATCTGGCACAAATTCGACGGCGTCCTTGCCAATGCGACCGTCGTGCCCAACTTTGCGCGGCCCGGCGGCGTTGATCTCTGTCCTGACCTCACCATCACAGCGAACGGCGCCGGCGACCCGGACGTGACAGTCGGCGCGCTGACGACCTCGGATGTCGGGGCCGCAGAGGTCTATGCGCGGCAACCCGGATCAATGTCGGCCGCGATGTTGGGCTGCCTCCGCACGAAATCCGTCATCATGGAGATCTACGCGAACCCGCTGACCACGGCCGGCACGGGTCAGCATGACTTGATGGCGTTCGGCTACAACGATGGGCAGACCGCGGCGAACCGGCAGGGCGTGTCGGTGCGCTGGAATGGCACGTCGCAGAATCGTTTTAACTTCACCGTCAATGGCGGCACGAGCGGTGCTACGACGCAATTCTCTGATGCCGCGATCACAACTGGACTGCAACATTACGTCTTTGCCTGGGATCGGCGCACCGTGGGCGGTGAATCTGGGCGTGGCGTCGAGATGTGGCTTAACGGCGTGCTGGTTGACACGCGGCAGCTGCTGGTCGATGTGGGCGACATCAACCCGATAGCCAACGCGGACACCTGCCTGCGATATATGGCGCCTAACAGCCAGGTCGTGCTGACAACCGGCAACGCGGCCATCCACTATGCCCGCCTGTGGGCGCTCACCAACTACCCTGATGACATCGCTACCGTGATCGCACAAATGGCGGCCGGCGGCCAAGACAGCCTGCCGTCGTCACTGCGAGGTGTCTCATGATCTTCGGCCCGCGACGCGGAACGACAACCAGCCAGACCTTCTGGGCGGTTGACAGCGCCTACGATGGCACGCTCGGCGCAGGCGGCACGCTTGGCGTGAGCGTCTATCAGAACGGTGCCGAGATACCCGGCAGCCCGTTCAGTGGAGACACGCTGGCCGCAGGCACGAATATGACGGGCACGGTGACGGCAACCGGACTGACGGCCCGCACTCAATACACCTACCAGATGCGCCTCGCCGGCGCCGACGTGGCCGGGAAGGCGGGCAAGTTCACGACGAAGCCCGCCGCCGGGCAGGATGCAGACCTCATGTTCATCGTGTGCGCGGCCGAGGCGCACCCGTGCTATGCGAAGCTATACGGCGAGTTCGCGCATGCGGTTTTCAACTCGGAGTCTGGATATCTGGACAGTCAGGGCAGCGGTTTTGATTATGCGTCGGCGCCAGCACCGCTGACTTCGGCGCTGCCGTTGGTCGGCACCGAAACGACGACCAGCTCATACATGACCTCTGACGACTTTCTCGCGTGGCGCGACGCCTTTCGTTTGCGTCATCGCGGCGTGCTGTCCCTGCGACAGACGACGCAGATCAACAAGTGGAAGCGCATGTTCTACCGCAACCATCCGATGCGATTCGGCTGGGACAACCACGAGATGAAAACCAGCGCCGGAAGCACCGTGACGGCGCCGGGCCAGTCGCGGTTCGACGGAGCCATGCGGGCGGCTTGGGAGTATTACTTTCAGGGCAACCCGGACCACGCCCACGTCACCGATCCGTCGCTATCGAACGACGCCCTGCCGACCAGGGACGGCACCAACTTCTTCGCCACGTACTTTGCCGAGACCATCGGCGACGTCGAGGTCATCGTCACCGACCACATGGCGTACTCGGACATGACGGCGAGCCTCGATGCGATACGCACGTTCGACAATGCCGGGCGCGGTGGCAACGACCAATTCACCTGGCTGAAGGCGCGCATCACGGCGTCAACGGCGAAGTTTCTGATCATCTTCGCGCCACGCGGCTACCAGATCGGTGCCGGCGAATGGGAGAACACCAGCACGGGCCTGCTGGCGGCGCTTGGCAACAAGAATCAGACCATCGTCGTGGTGTCCGGCGACCTGCATCGGCCGTTTGCGCGCACGATCACCAAGACCAGCGCGGCGGGCGCGACGCTCACGCGGCCCGTGTTTGAGGTCGGCCCCGGTGCGCTTCGAGCGATATCGGTCAAGACGCTCGACGACATCACCGGCGGCCAGACCGTTCACCACAACCCGGTGGGCGGCGCCAACACCGCCTTCGATGGGGTTTACACAGCGGCAGGTCGCGACGCCTGCACTTGGTCCTACCTCAAGGTCGAGAGCCGGCCTAACGCGCCTGGCGGTGCGCTGCTGGCGTTGAAGCTGACGAATCCACTGACCGGCGTCGTGAACTACTCTGCCAATATCCGCGAAGGGAATCGGGTGCCTTGATGCCAATAACGGACCTTTCCGCGATCATGGACATGGCGAGGCCGCCGAAAGCAGGGGATGCCGACGGCCAGAAGGTCTGGCAGTGGGCGGTATTCGCGAAACTCTGGTTGCTGCTCGCATTCTCAGCTTGGTCTGTCGGCGCCTTCACGATTTTCGGTTCGAGTGGTTTCGCACGGGCGGGTGATGTGGCTGCACTGCAGGCAGACGTTCGTGCTGCCGCCATTGCGCAATCCGAGGCGCAATTATTCGACATCAGGTTGCGCCAGTGTCACGAATCGGGCGGCTTGCGCATCGCCCTGCAGCAGCAACTGATCAAGCTCATGCAGGAGTACGCCCGGCTCAGCGGGCAGATTTATCCGTTGCCAGACTGCAAGGATCTGGAGTAAGCCATGAACGAGAACCGATTGAACATCGTCACCATCGGCGCGATCGCCAACGCGGTCGCCGCCTTGTTGGCGTGGGTCTGGAATTCCAGCGGACTGCCCACCATGGGCGCGCTGGAGCAGGGTGCAATCGCGACAATCTTCACGGCGGCCGCCCAGCAAGTCGACCGGCTGAGCAAGCGGCAAACGCAGCACGTCCTGACCAAGTACGGGCCGAAAGACGACGCCACGCTCACCGGCTCGCAGGACACGCAGTAATGTGGCCGCTCACCGGCTGGTGGCGTGTCGCAGCTGTGGCGATCGCTGCGGCGATTGTGTTCGGTGCCGGCTTTACGGCAGCCTCGCGGCGCGGCGCGGCCGACCTCGAGCAGTGCCGCGGCGACCAGGCACGGGCAGCGCTGCAGGCGACGACGACGGCGCTGGCGACGATCGGCAAGCAGATCCAGGGGATCACGGAGGCGAACAATGCGCGGGCCAAGAAACTTGAGGACATCGCTGTGGTGGCTGCCGGCCGCCCTGCCACTGTTATCCGCCTGCGCGGCCAGTGCGCCGCAGTGCCCGCCGCCGGTGGCGGTGCCGCTGCCGGCGATCCAGCGGGCGCCGGAGCCGGCGTGGTGGGAGACGCAGGCGCACCGCTGGCTGGACCCGATTACGACACCAGCGGATTCTGGTCGTTGATCGACCGCGCCAAAGCGGTTAGCGTCGACCTGAACACCTGCATGGAGGCATGGCCGCGATGAGCACCGCCTTCAACATCGCCTACCGCTTGATCGGGCAGACCGAACGGCCCGGTCCTGCAACGCACCCCATGATCGCGTGGGCCTACGAGCTCTGCGGCCTGCCGGGATTCAGCGACGACGATCAGGCATGGTGCGGCGCCTTCCAGATGCTGCTCGCCACCCTGGCCGGCGAGGAATTCCCGAACAAGCCGGCGCGGGCCCGCTCCTGGCTCACCGTCGGCGATCACATCCATCTCGCGCAGGCGCTGCCCGGCGACATCGTGGTGTTTACCCGCGCCGGCGCGACCCATGACGCCACCGTCATCGATGCGCCCGGCCACGTCGGCCGGCTCTCACACTTCGACTACGCGGCCGATACCATCGAAGTGCTCGGCGGCAATCAGGGCAACCGCGTCAGCATCCTGCCGTACCGCGAGGAGCACCTGCTCGGCATCCGCCGCCTGAAGATCATCAACTGAGGACACTGCTATGGCCCTAAGATTCACCACCGCACTGCGCAACATCCGCTGGAGTCAGCTGGTCGCTGACGCCGGCACGACCGCGAAGATCCGCTTTTACTCGGGCTCGCAGCCCGCCATGGGTGGTACCGAGACCACGGTGCTCGCCGAGCTTCCCATGGCGAACCCCATCGGCACGGTTGCCAACGGCGTGCTGACCATCACGGCGCCGACCACGGCCAACGGCCTGGCGACCGGCACGGCCACCTGGGCGCGCATCATGACCGGCGCCAACGTGGCGGTCTGCGATCTTGGCATCGGCACCGACATCATCATGGCGAACACCAGCATCCAGTCGGGCGTGCCGGTGTCGATGCCTGGCCCGCACACGCTCACCGCCGGGAACGTCTGACATGACCGCGGGTGGCGAGCGCTGGCCCGTCATGGGGGTCGCGCTGTACGACGACGGCCGCATCGAGGTCACGGCCGCCGGCGAGGTCGTGGTCACGGCGAGTTTCGCCGAGATCAGTGTCGCGCCGTTCCTGCTGCAGCCCGTCCTGCTGCAGATCGTCGCCGTCGAGGACGACGCTGTCGCCTCCCTGAATGCGCTCGCCACGAATATCGCGCAGATCACCGCGGTCGAGGCGCCCGCCGTCGCGGTACTGAACGCCTACACGGCCAACATCGCGCAGATCACCGCGACCGAGGCCGCCGCTGTGGCCGTCATGAACGCCGTGACCGGCGTCACCGCGCAGATCACCGCGGTCGAGGCGCCCGCCGTGGCCGCGATGAACGCGGTGTCGGATGCCGTCGCCGGCGGCAGCAACTGGTTCGACGTGGTGGCAGCGCAATCCGACGTGGTCATGCAACGCCGGTTTGACAGCCAGGTCGCCATTGACGCCCGCAGCTGGGGCGGCGCCGACCCGCTGATCACGCTGGTACAGGCCGGGCACGCCGACATCGCGGCGGCGCGCACGCGCCTCCTCAATTTCATGCCGGGCTCCATGCGCGTCGAGATCCCGCCGCAGGTCAGCTCGCCGAGCGCGGGCAACGACAACTCGGCGCAGTGGACCCACAAGCTGCGCGAGGACTGGCCCAACTGGTACGACGGCTATGGCCCCGGCGACTCGTTCTGCCTGCAGGCCGCCATGTACATCAACGCCTTCTTTGCCGAGGCGCGCTGGCTGCATGTGCAGGGCTCGGGCGGCAACAAGCAGCTGATCATCAGCCTGTGGAACGAGGCGCATCCGGGCAACCTGCAGTTCTTCCAGGGCAATGGCAGCTACCACGACTTTTTCCAGTACAGCTGGGACGTTGGCGGCTCGTCGACCGGGCTCGGCGACAGCCTGACCTCGGCGTGCCGCAGCGGCGACACCATCTATCAATCGGCAGTCGATCACGAGACGCGGTTTACGCACCCGCTTGGCCTTGACGTCAACAACGCGGCGCTGACCGCCTGTGACCGGCTGCGGATGCAGCGCGGCGGGCTGAACAGCTGGACGCGGCGCGACCGGCCGGCCGACCCGCCATACTACGATCCCGCGCTACCCGAGCCCCAGGGCAGCGACCAGCGCAGCGGCGCCGCGATGATTCGCCGCGACGCGAAAGACAAGTGGGCGGTATTCAACTACGCCTTCACGATATCGAGCGCCTGGGGCGTCCCAGACGGCAGCATCGAGGTCATGGTGTCCATCGAGGGCGCGCCGTTCCGCCGCCTGCTCGACCTGCACAGCGTCGCCTTTCTCGGCGCCACGGGCTCGATCGGCGGCAGCGCGAACCCGACGACCGCCTACAGCCAGCCGACCGGCACGAAGAACCCGTCGACCTACCTGCCCGACGGCCGCTGGCGCTGGAATGGGACGTGGCCGCTGGTGCAGAACAGCTCGCGGGACACCTACTCGAACCAGAGCGATCCCGCGCCGGGCCGCGACACGCCGGTTTTCATGTACTACGGCTGGCTGCAGAACCGCGAGCAGGGCCGGATGCTGCCCCGCCCCTGGGGCCTGCTGGCACCGCTATCGCGTCGCCTGCCGGCCTACATTGCGCCCTACGTCGTTGGCCAGGGCCCGCAGGCGCGCCTGATCACGTCAGTCAGCGGCCCGCACCCCACGATTCACACCACCATGCCGGCGCTGTGGCAGGGCGCGGCGCCATACGACGACGACATCATGTACGTCTTTGGCGGCGGTTGCTGGGACGAGGAATCCGGCACCTACATGATCATGAACGGCGGGCACAGCGACACCTACTGCAACGCCTTCTTGAGCTTCCACTACCACGGCAAGACGCTGCCCGAGGGCTGGCGCCTGCAGGATGCGACCACGGTGCAGGCCGATGTGGTATTCGGCACCGAGTTCTACAACGACGGCCGGATCAGTGCCCGCCACATGTACTCGGGCACCGCCTACGTCCCCGAGGGCCCGATCGGCACCGGCGACCGCACCTTCTTCTGGGGCGGCTCCGGCGTCAACACCGGCGGCGGCAGAAGCCAGCTGATCAGCTACAACTGGCTGACCAAGGCCTGGACTGCGCACGGCGCCCCCCACACCGGCACGCAGGGCCTCGGCAACATCCTGCTCTACGACCGCCTGCACAAGGTACTGCTGTGCTACGACCCGAGTGCCGGCCGCTATCGCGTGTTCGATGTCATCACGAACACCTTCCTGTCGGCCTCGCACTACACGACGAGCTCGATCAACGGCACCGGCCAGAACACCGGCATCTTCTGCTACATCGGCGAGGAGGTCCGCTTCATCGTGCTCGGCGCCGCGAATTCCGTCATCAATGGCGTTGCCAGTAACCGCCGGATCTGGCGCTTCGATGGCGTGCGCCTGCGCGATCCCGCCAACGCCAATGATGCCACCAACACCGGGCAGAGCGGCGTGCTGACCGGCACCAACCTGCTGACCGGCGATCTGACACCGCAAATCACGCGCAGCCCGGCGATCTGCTGGGACCGCGACAACAACCGCATCTGGGCGATGCTGCTCACCAGCGATGCCAGCCGGCAGCAGCTGTGGGAAGGCGAATTCACCAGTGCGCAGAACATCAACTGGCAGGTGCACACCATCGGCGGCGACAGCCTGGCGGCTTCGGCCAGCGACCGGCCGTCGGACTCGTTCATGAAATTGGGCTATCTGCGGCGCCTCGGCGCGCTCGGCCTGGTGCGATCGAGGTCCGGGCAAATGGCGACGATCACGCTGCCTGCGCAGTACCGGCCGACGGTGGCGACGCGCTTCAAGACCTAGCAGGGGGGGAGTGGGGCGCCAGCCAGCGGTAGCAGAAGAACCCAAGGAGGATAGTGGCCGGCGCCCCGAAACCTGATTCTACTCCGCGGCCAGCCGCCAGACCCGCACCTGCCGAGCGTGATTGCTGACCCTGACCGACGGCCACCAGTGCGGGGTGGCCTGCCATTCGGCACCGCGGAACACCAAGCCCGCTGCGTTGCCGAGCGCAGCCACCAGCGCGCCGGCGTCGTCAATGGTTGCGTAGCGCGTCGAGCGCGCCAAAGCGGCTCGCCGGCACGCGGCCCTCGCCTTCTCCAGCACGATCAGGCGCCCCTGCGCGGCGCGATCCATGCCGACATCACGCTGGCGCCTGCCCTCGCGGAGATCGAACAGGTCGCGCTGTGGCTCGCGCCGGCTCATGGCTGCTCCTTCAGTGCTTCGCGACAGTGGCACGGAATATCCTTCGCAATCCAACCGGAACCACGGCAAGCCGTGCAATCAAGATGCACCGAAACCATTATTGGTTCGCCGATTGTCTGCGGGATCGGTGAAGCCTCCAGCGCCTCGCGCAACTTGGCGTTTTCGTCAGCCAGCGCCATCTCACGGCGCACAGCCCGTTCCACATCTCGCAGGGAGGCGCTGTCCCCATAGGCCCCTTCAGCGGGCAACCGCTCTGCCAGCGCATCCTCGGTGTTGCAGTCTGCGATAACCCCGCAACCGGCTAGTCGGAATCGCTCTTGTTCTAACGCAGCCTCCAGCGCCGCGCACCGCGCTGCGGTTTCTAGTGCCGCGCACAGCGTTGCGTTATCGGCCCCCAACTCATCGGCACGGCGCATGTAGTGGTCGCGTTGCCTGGTCATCTCATCGCAATCAGGACACGGCGGGTCTGGCGGGAGGGCGAGGGCTGCTAGCAAAGCATCATATGTAGCACCATGAACCGGAACTGGCAGGTTGGTTGACTCTATCCAGTCCACAAGGGCTTGCGCGGCCCGCGCAATCGCGTCTGATTTTTTGGTCATGACGCTGCCCTCGAGCTCATATCGCGCTCGCTCCAGATTTTCACGCCGGGAATGTTGGCCTGGTCCTTCAGGGCGCCGACGACCTTGCGGATCTTGGTCTCGTCGACGGTCTTGTACAGGTCCGGCACCAGCGCGGGGTCGAGCACCTGGAACTTCCACACCAGCCGGAACGCCTGCCCCTTGGGCGCGGCCGGCGGTGGTGGCGCCACCACTGGCGCGACGATGGTCTCGGCCAGCTGGCGCTTGGTCTCGGCCTGCTCGGTCTTGCCCTTGACCTCGAGCTTGGCGGCCTCGCGCTCCAGGCGCTCGCGCTCCTTGCGGGCGGCCTCGTCGGCACGGGCCTGCGCCTCGGCGGCCTGCCGGCGCCGCTCGGTGTCGAATGACACCAGCGCCTTCTTGATGGCGTGCTCGGCCGCGACCAGCTTGTCGGCCGGCCCACGAAAGAAGTCATTGATGCGGCGCTGCGCCTCTAGCAGCGGCTTGGTCATCGACACGCGCAGCTCCTCGACCCGCTTCTGGGCGCTCTTGATCAGCGCCAGGTCGTTGCTGCGGGCGGTGAAGTCCGTGTCGTCGGCGACCACCACGTTGGTCGCGTAGGCCGAGCAGTCGGCGGCGAGCTGCATGGCGGTGCTGGCCTCGGGGGCCGTCAGGATGTCCTGGGTTTCCATTTCAGAGTGCTCCTTGGGTGATGAACTTGTGACAATTGAGGGCCGACAGGAACAGGTTCCAGTCCCCGGCCCGGTCGAGCTTGGTGAACTTGTAGCCGTCGGGCTGCAGGGCCACGACGCCGCGCTTGGTGCTGGCGAAGCCCGAGCCCATCGAGCGCAGGGCGTTGGCGTAGGCGGCGGTCTGCGGGCCCGTGGTGGGCGGCACGGCGCCTGATTTGCGGTCGATCAGCCAGAGGACGCCCTTCCAGTCGACGACGGCGTCCAGCGTGCCCGCGTAGCCGAGCCTGGCGTCGAACACGCGATATTCGCTGATAACCACACTGGCAGCCGACTCCTGCAGGAACTTCTGCCAGCCGCGCACGTAGGCGGCAAGGTGGGGGTCCAGCGACTGCCAGTCGAGCACGCCGTTGTCGTACAGGTCGCAGGCCGCGTGCACCTGCTGGCCGAACAACCGGGCGGCATCGAGGATCGCCCGCGGCACGCCCGTCCAGTCGAGCAGCGGGTCCAGTATCTGCGTCACCGACGGCAGCGGGCGACCGTCCAGGGCGTAGCGGTGCGCGACCGGCTCGAAGTCAAGTCTTGGCATTGGCAGCGATCCAGACCAGTGCCTCGTCAACCCGTGCCTTGGGGATGTAGTCGATTGCCGCGACGCCGATCGCCATTTCGACCTCGGCATAGCTGAGACCGGCCTGTTCGGTCTTGCGCTTCAGCAGGCCCGCCTGCGCCGGCGTACAGGTGGCACCGTCGCCGGTCGACTGCGGATCGGCCACGGCGGGCTTGCCGGTCGGTGCCGCGCTCGCCGCGGGCTCGGATGGCGTCCAGGTGTTGCCCTCGACTTCCTCCATTGTGGGCTCGCCGCCGAGCTCGTCGGAGAACCCCATGCGCAGTGCTGCGGCCTCCGCGCACTTGGCGACCATCTGGAAGGGCGCCTTGGTCCAGCGCGAATTGACGTTGCCATTCTTGTCGAGGCCGACCGCCTCACAGAAGCGCACGGTGGCCGGGAACTCGATGCGCTGGCCGCTGGCCTCGTGCCAGCGATAGACGCTGAGCGAGCACCATTCCGGCGCCTGCACGCCCTTGTAGGTGATGGTGGGTCCGAACACCGGCGCCGACTGGCCGTGATATTGGCCGGTGCGCTGCGCCGTGGTGCGGTACTCGTAGATGCCGGGCAGGATGACATCGCGCCACTCGCGCCGGTCCGTGCCAGGCACAGCCACGGACATCGGCACGATATGGCAGGGCTTCTTCAGCGGGTCCAACTTCCGGGCCCGGCAGTAGTCGAGCACCAGCAGCACGGACTCAGGGCGGGCGCCGGCGTAGAGGCTGTTGGTCAGCGTCGACCACTGCGCCGGCGTGACGCCGCGGCTCTGCAGCTCGGCGGCCAGGATGGTGGTGGGTAGCGTGTTGGTGTTCATTACGCAATCCTCGCTTGGTCAAGTAGGCCGAGAATGATGCAGCCGAGCAGCACGATGCCGAGCAGCAGCACGACGGTCAGCGCCTCGGCCACGGTGATCGGATCGCTGATGCTGGAGGTTATGAAGGCCTCGACGTCGCGCTCGCGCTCGGCCACGGTGCGCGGTGGTGGTTGGTGGTTACGCATGGGGCGCTCCTTGGTTATGGAGTGCAGATAGTACAGAAAATGGACGACGCCTGTCCAGAATGTTGACGGCGGTCTGCGGGCTGGCGCACAATCGCGCCATGAACGACACCGAGCGGCTGGCGCGCCGCTACAAAAACCCCCGCCATCTGGTCGCCGATCTCGGCGCCGGCAGTGTCGATGCCGCCGCCGAGGCGCTCGGCTACAGCCGGTCTACCCTGTACAACTGGCTGCAGGCCGGCATGGTGCCGCTCAGCGTCCGCCACCATGCCGCCGCCGTGCGGCAGATCTGCAAACTTCGCGACGCCACCGACCCAGGCGGCCCCCTGCCGGCCGAGGCGCCGCCGGCATGAGCGGCTGGATCCGGTTCGACAAGGCGCTGGTCACGGACCCCCGCGTGCTCCGGGTCGCCAAGGCCGTCACGCCCCAGCGTGACAACGTCACGCGCAGCAGTCACGCAGCTGTAACGTGGGTGTTAGGCGGCCTGGTGCAACTGTGGAGTTTCGCCGACACGCACATCGAGGACGACGACACGCTGGCCCTCAGTGCCGAGGAGATAAACGACCTCGTCGGCATCCCCCGCTTCGCCGAAAGCCTGCCGAAAGACTGGCTTGAGATCGTCGACGCAGATCGCGTAAAACTTCCCGACTTTCATGCACATAACGGCTCCGAGGCGAGGCGCAAGCTGCTCAGCGCAGCACGTCAATCCAAGCGCAGGGAAAGTGTAACGCTCAAGCGTGACAAGGTCCAGAAAGTCGGTCACGCTACCGTCACGATAGGGCGTGATCAGACCGAGACCGAGACCGAGACCATATTTAACCCCCCTACCCCCCGTGCCGGGGGGGCGCCTAAAAAGGCGAATGGGAATGGGATACCGGACGGGGGGAGTGCGCGAGTGCCGACCGACGAGCAACGCCGTGCCAGCGATCGCCACGCGCTCGAGCTGAGCGCCCGCGCCAACGGTATCGACCCGACCGGCCTGACCGAGGGCCAGATCAACAACCGGATTTTCGAGCGGCAAGCCGCAGCGAGGACGCCATGACGCTTCCGAAGCCCCCCATGCCCGCGGTCCGCGACGAAAAGGCGGCGCTGCGCACCGTGCTGCTGCCAGTCGCTATCCCGTATTGGGCCCGGTACCTCGCCACCGACGCCGACGGCCTGGTGTGCGCCTACGAGCACCCGCCGGCACCCGATTCCTGCTGCGAGCAGTGGCTGAAGCTACCACGCACCAGACTCGATGTAGTGGCTTATGGGCCACCCTGTCCCGAGTGGCGGCATACCCTGCGACCCATGGGAGAAATCGCGTGAGCGTGCGAATCCCGAAGCCTGGCAGCGCCGGCGAGGAGCTATTCGCGCTTCACTGCCGCGCCAACCAGCTGCCGCCGCCCGAACGCGAGTTTAAATTCGCCAACGAGCGGCTGTGGCGCATCGACTTCGCCTGGCCGCAGTACACCGTCGCCGTCGAGATCGAGGGCGCCGTGCACCGCATCCGCGCACGCTTCGCCGGCGACCTCGAAAAGTACAACGCCATGACGCTGCTCGGCTGGTGCCTGCTGCGCTACGACCACAAGGCCGTCAAGTCCGGCCGCGCCATCGCCGAAACCCAGGCGCTGTTGCTGGCGCGCTCGCAGCTGATCAGCCGCGTGCAGGGCCTCGAGGAACTCGCCAAGCGCGTCGGCAACCCGCAGGCCGTGCCCGCCGACTGCAACGTCATCCCGATGAAACCCCACTGAGGACCCCAACATGCCAGCCGCCAACCGAGTCCTGATCGTCCGCGATGACATGGAGGTCGCGCCGAAAGGCGCCACCGAGGTGTTTCCGCTCACCTTCGACTGGTCGCGCCAGCTGCCCGGCCAGACGCTGCTCAGCTCGACATGGGAGTCACTCGATGGCTTGCCGATCGTCGACGCCGGCTTCACCGACGAGCGTACCAGCGTCGAAATCAGCGGCGGCAGCGAGGGGGTCTACTACGAGCTGCGCAACACCGTCACGACTGACGACGGCACCTTCACGGCGTCGACCTTCGTCGCGGTCAACCGGCCATGAGCCGCTTCGCCACCGACCGCGCCCTGTACCGGACCAACGTCAGCGCCTGGTGGCGCGGCTTCCGGCACTTCGGCAGCATTCGCTTCCGGCTCGGCTGGCGCGCCGACTGGCGCTGGAAGCTGCTCTACACGCTGGACATCGGCGCCAACGTGCTCACCGGCGGCCGGGTCGAGACCCTCAGCAGCATGATGCAGACCCACCGCAACGGCTGGCTGTGGGACAAGGTGCTCGACACCATCGAGACCGTCGATGAGCACCACGGCGAGAAAGCGGCCCGCGGCGGCCCGCTGTGGGGATCGGAATTCGAGTGCAGCACGGGCTTCCGTGTCGTCGTCGCCGCGCTGCTGCTCACCGGCCTGTGGGCGCTGCTGTGATACCCGCCAACCATCCGGGTCTGCACACGAGCTGCCCGGGTTGCGGCGGCACGTACTACGAGCGCCGCTTTGACGACGTGGCACGACCAGACCGCCTCTGCCCGTCGTGCACGAGACCGGCGCGGCGCGTTACCGCAGAGGCGGCACAGGCGATCCGCCAGCCGTTGGCGGGCGGCGCGCTGGTGAAGTTCTACAGCGGCCCGATGCCGGCAAATTGCGACGAAGCCGTGGACGACTCCCGGCTGCTCGGGAGTTGCGTGCTGACACCGCTCGGCCCTGCGGTGCTGTTTGATTCCGATGAGCTTGGGGGAATGAAATGAACGACAAGCCACTGGACGAGGGCCCGCAGAACCGCACGGACCTCGCCGCCGCCGTTAAGCAGCTGGTCAACCCGGACCCCGCGGCGCCGATCCTCGCCAAGCCGCCGAAGCCCCAGCACGACACCATGCACGACCTAAACCACCTGCTCGCGCCCGGCGACGCGCCCCCGCACATCGTCGAGATCTACAACATGCTGCGCCACGCGCTGCGCGCCGTCCTGGTCCGCGCCGCCAAGGGCGAGCGCATCGTGCTGCGGCTGGTGTGTTCCCGGCGCACATTCACCGACAGCCTCGACCACCCGCAGCTGATCGCCGGCCCGTGGGAATGGCTGATCGCCGACAGCGTGCGCTACGGCGACTTTCACGTCGACATCAACGGCGAGCGCGTCGGCCACTGCAGCATCGGTCAAATTGAGATCGCGCAATGAGCACCAAAATATGCGCCGAGTGCCGTTGGTGTTCCAGGTCGAAGCCCGGAATGCTGTTGTGTGGTAGCCCGCACCTGCCGATCGATATAGTGGATGGCGAGCCGCAATGGGCAGCGTGCAAATGGCAGCGCTACGATGCCCATGATGGCTGCGGCAAAAATGGCAATTGGCACGAGCCGCGCACTGCCTGGCAGCGCATCCTCCGGCCTTGGGGGCCAATATGAGCCAGCATCGGTCGAACAAGGCGCCGCCGATCAAGGACGACACCCAGGCCGAACCGTGGTTCGTGCATCACAAGGCGCGCCAGCGGCGGCGCAACCGCATGGCACGCGCATCCCGCAAGGCGAATAGGCCAAAGAAGTGAATAAACCACCGAAGCAGCAACCGAGGCGGCGGCCGGCGAAGAAGAAAGCACTCGCGCCGGCCGCCCCGCGGCCGCTCACCGAGCGACAAGAGCGCTTCGTGCTGGAGTACGCCATCGACGGCAACGGCACGCGGGCTGCCAAGCGCGCCGGCTACTCACCGGCAGCGGCTACGGCCGAGGCGTCGAGGCTGCTAACGTTTGCCAATGTTGCCGAGGCAATCGAGCGCGCCCGACAGGAGCGCCGCGAGCGTCTGACCCTGACCGCCGATCGCATCACCGAGGAGATTGCCAAGATCGCGACGGCCTCGATCGACGACTACCTACATGTTCAGGCGGACGGTACGTTCTGGATCGACCTGTCACGCGCCGACCGCGATCAGCTCGCAGCCCTGCAGTCGGCCGAGACCGACACCCACGTCGACGAGGAGGGCCACACATCGACCAAGGTCAAGATCCGCCTGGTCGATAAGAAAGGCGCGCTAGAGCTCGCCGCCCGGCGCCTGGGCCTGCTGACCGACAACGTCAACAACACAATCGAGACGCTCGATGCAGACGCCATCTTCCGTGAGCTCGACGAGCTCCGCCGAGAGCAGCAGGAAATGGGAAGCGCGCCGCCTGGCGCTGCAGAACCGGGAGCTGGAACTGCGCCGGGAACTGCGTCGCCGAGTCCGGCGCCGGCGCCTCGACAGCCTGTACCCCGACGAGGGCGAGCTGCGCCGTGAGCTCTACACGAAACACCTCGAGTTTTTCCGCCTCGGCGCGACGACCGACGAGCGCCTCGTGCTCGCCGGCAACCGGGTCGGAAAAACCGAGGGCATGGGCGGCTACGAGACCGCATTGCACCTGACCGGCCAGTATCCAGACTGGTGGGAGGGCAGGCGCTTCAATCGCGCCGTCAACTGGTGGGCGGCCGGCACTACAGCGGTCACGACCCGCGATGTGGTGCAGCTCGCCCTACTCGGCGCGCCCGACGAGATCGGCACCGGCCTGATCCCCGGCGACGCCATCATCGGCAAGCCGCGACCAAAGTCAGGCGTGCCCGACGCCATCGACACCGTGCGCGTTCGACACGTTACCGGCGGCACGAGCCGGCTCGGCTTCAAGTCCTACGAGCAAGGCCGTAAGAACTTCGAGGGCACGCGCAAGCACGGCATCTGGCTCGATGAGGAGCCGCCATTCGATATCTACGGCGAGTGTGTGCTGCGCACCATGGCGACCGGGCCGACCGATGTGCCGGGCATCATGCTGTGCACGTTCACGCCGATGCAGGGCATGAGCGAGACGGTGCTGTACTTCCTGCCTCAAGGCATCGGCGAAGGCGAATGAGCGCGAAACCGCGTTATGCGAATGTGCCCGGCAGACCGCTATGGGCTGACTGGTTGCGGGAGGCCCGCGACGAGTGGCTCAGGAACGAGCACACAAAGCTGCGGGCTTTTCCCGCGGTGAAGGCGTGGCACGCATACAGCCGGCACCATGCGTACCCGATGCTGTTCGTGCAGCACCACGCCAGACTGTATCGGGCTACCCTGTTGGAAGCCGGAGCGTGAGGGGATGAGCAAGGCCACCATCACCGCCGGCTGGGACGACGTGCCGCATCTGTCGGCGGCGGAGAAGGCGCGCCTGATGGAGGCTATCCCACCGGCGTTTCGCGACGCTCGCATGAAGGGCATCCCGACCATCGGTGAGGGCGCCATCTACCCGATCGAGCCCGACGGCTATCTGGTCGACGACATGGAGATCCCCGCCCACTGGCCCCGCGCCTACGGCTTTGACGTGGGCTGGAAGGCGACGGCCGCCGTGCACGGTGCGCTCGACCGCGACTACGACATCCTGTACCTGGTGAGCGAGTACAAGCGCGGCATGGCCGAGCCGCCGAGTCACGCCGCTGCCATCAAGCCGAAATCCGTGGGCCAGACCGGCGCCTCGGACCCCGCTGCTCGAGGCCGCAACCAGAAGGACGGCAGCCGGCTGTTCGACGAGTAC